CGATGTTTGTTAGCAATGGTGAGATTGTGCTTTTATAAAATTCATCCAACATTGATTGTGTATTATTAAACTTACCTTCACCAACACTAATCATTTGTGGCGGCACTCCAAACACGCCGCAGATTCGTTTCATGGTTTGTTCTTTCAGTGCAGCCAAATCTGCATCCTGAATTGAAAGCATATCAACAGGCATATACTTCATGCCATTATCAAGCAACATACCTTGACCGGGTTTTGATGGGTCAGTTGGGCGTGAACCTGTTAATTGTGACCAACCTTCTTTCAATCGTGCAGCAATCTCTTTATATTTTGAATCAGGAATAACTTGATCGGTGACAAACAATCCGCTTGGCTTTGCGCCGTTTTGCATAACGTAGTTTGCATATAAATCTATGTCTTGATCTAAGCCGACCAACTCTGCAAGCAATGTACCTTTATTCCAACCGCCTGAACCTTGCCACCCCATTTCCATCAAATGAATAACCTGCCAATAATCTAATGGTTGATTCTTTGAAAAGCCATAAGTAGGCGTTGACAGCACATACATTGGATAACGTGTTTCAGTTAATTGTGTAGTGATTAAAGTTGCATCTAATACATACATTTCCAATGGCGTTTGGTCTGGTTTGTTTTGGTCTTTACGCCATAAAACTGTATAGCACTCGCCCGCCATATCTAACCACATCGAGAACTGATACCAAAATTCGTATTGGCTTTGAAAGTTGTTTGGGTTAGTCAGCAAACTATAAACTTGCCGCGCTTTAATTTTATCTCGCGCACCTATTGAAGGGTCATGGCAGGCATTAACCAAAATGTCTTTATCGTTATAAGCCATGATCTGAATTGGCAGTTGCGATAAAGCCCGCGCTTTAGCTGCTAGACACGCCATCACCGTACTATTGCGTGACAGCACCGACATATCGACAGTGCGACCTGCTTGCGTTGCACTGGATGTGGTGACATACAGCATTTGCTGCAATGCTTGTGATGCGCCTGTGTTTCGTAGAATGTTATTACCAAGCGCAGTTTGCCCGAATAACGTATTAGATTCTTTTTGATTCTTATTTTTTCTATTAAAAATATCTAATAAAGCCATGATTTAATCCTCAAAATGTTCTGAATCCATACCCGCCATGATCTACTGGATGATCTAATGAACAATGCATGGCAATAATTAGAGCAATAATACCATCAACTTTAGCGGATTTATCAGCTTCATTCTTACGAATTTTTATGTTTCCGTTTACATCCTCGTACACTTCGCAGTTACCCAACTGCCAACCTAAGAATGGGTTGCCATCATGTTTAATACTTTTGCCTAAAATTAATTTTTCCAAATGCTTTGATGGGTTGCTCAACACTGCCATGCCTTGACCAACTTTTTTAACTGGCATAGCTTGGTCATGCAAACGAGCAATTAAACTTGCTGCATTGTAGGCATCGTAACCAATTTCTTTAGGGTCATATTTACTTGCCTGCGTTCTAATGTAATCGCTAATTTCTCGATCATCCATTACATTGCCTTGTGTCAAATGCAATATTCCTGAATCACGCGCATTGCGGAATATGTCTTGATAATGCTGCGGCACATGGTTCAATGCTTCTTCCGGCAAGAAGAATTTAAACTCTGCAAAGTAATCATCCTCAGAATATCTTTTTAATGTACAAACTGCATTTAAATCTCGCGTTGCAGCCAAGTCAAAACCAATAAACACTGCTTCAGGTTCTCGTTCATCTTTGTCTGTAGCGCACAAATCCCAATGCGTTCTATCAAGCCATGCAGAATTTGCGCTTACAAATACATTAAGTGTCTTACAAAGAAACTCATTTAGCGTTGCGGGTTTGTGTTTTGCTTCTTCAGCGCGTTGTTGGATTGCTTCTTCATATACGGTAATGCCATGCAT